ATTTATACACCACATACTTTCCGTTAAGCGTGGGGTTCAAGTCGCTTTCCACCTGTAGCGCGCCACCGATGGACGTTTGATTGTCCAGCAGGCAAGACACCTTCACGCCCTGTTCCGTCGGTTCGGGTATGCCGACCATGCCGGAAGTTTCCGACACGATGCGCAGCACGCCGGTAAGCGGCACATGAATATCTTTTACCACCAACGTGTTGCCGTCTATGAAAACGTCCACCGCGCCGGCGCTGCTAAGTTCGTCCAATTGCTTTAGGGCGCCGCCCGTAAAAGCGTAGTTGGAAATGTTGCGGTCCTGCGCCTGGAAATTCAGGCCCACGCCAAGGTCGCCCGCGACGCCGCCGGCGATGCGCGACAGGGGCACGGACCCGCCTTGCTGCGCGCTCACCATCTTGCCCTTTAGAAACATATTAGCCAGGCACTTGAACCGCAGCCCAATGTCGGGCGGCTGTGTCGGCGCGCACGATGCAATGTTGCCTTTGAAAATAACCGACGTGCCGGTGGACACCCGGCCGGCTTCCAACACTATAATTTTGGGCGTGCGGTTTTTATTGTACGGGCTGGTTTCAGTGAGCAAAAAATCCCGGTCGGACTTCGACAGATTGAACACGTCTATCTGTGCGTCGTTCTGCAAACTGTTGGCGTACTTATTCCCTGTCGCCACGATTTTAAGCGGGCTTTCATAGACCTTTAGGGCGCCGCTTATTTCAACGGACACCCGCACGATACGGTCGTCAAATTCCGCCATGTCAAACGTGCCCTACCCCGTGGACGACAGCCGCGCCGGCGCACGTTCCAGCAGCGCCGAAATAAACCTTGCCACCCGTCACCACGGCCGCGTCTTCGCCGCGCACCGCTTCCAATTCGGCTTCGCTCGCAAACAGCAGCGCTTGGGTGCTGGTGAACAGTTCCCAATAGGGAAGCTCATTGTTCTGTGTGAGGAACAGAAAATTTCCGGCGCCGTCTTCTAGCGACGCATACGGCAACACCAACTGTTTGCAGACACAGCGTTGGCCAATCACCACCACTTCGGCCGCGCGGGTCACGTTCATAGACATGCACCCGTTGGTTTCGATAATATCGACCGTATAAAGAACGTCCGACAGCACGACCGTAAAGGACTGTTTGGGAAGCGCCTGTAGCCCAATCACCAACATTATTTTGTCCCGCTTCCAAAAATTAAATCGAAGGCGGCCGACGATTGCGTGTTGTTCGCCGGCGCAGCAACTTTCTGTCCGGTCTTGGTGGTGGACGCATTGGACTTTTTCTTGACTTGCGCTGGCGGCAATTGCGCGAATTGCGCCTGCACAAAGATAGCCTGGCGCAGCCGCAGGCCCACCGCGACCGTATCAAACATATCCGACGTGAGGTCGTAGGGCATGCCCTCTATAGCCATGTTGGCGTAGGTGTCGGTTTTAGTTTGAACCGTCACCGTCTTTTTGGCTTTGTAGGCGGCGACAATCTGTTGGAACGTGTCGCGGTAATTGGCCGGGCGTGGGATCACCGCCAAATCTATTTCGTTGGGTTGAAACACGATATGGTCGGCAATCACCGCGCCGCTTTCCAACGGGTGTTCCATGATTTTGGCGCGGATACGGACCAACGCTTTTACGGCGCGAGCGTCTTCAAATAGCTGCGCGCCGGTGTCGTCAAACACGCCCACCACGTCTTCGCTTTTGTTGGACACATAGCCGGCCTGGCTTCCGGGGTCGCTCACGATTTTACCCCGTCGTCGTGGTGGGTGATGGCTTGGCGAATATGGGTTTTCAAATGCCCGGCTATATCCTTGGCGATACCGTCGGCGTCGGTCGCCTGGCTTTGAATTGTGATAGGCCCGTTCACGTTCACGGTTGCGTCCACCCGCGCGGGGCCGCGCTCCGCAGCCAAGGCGGCGGGGCTTGTGGCCGCCAAGGGGGTATTGTCGGCGGTGTGGATGGCCACGCGCGCCTGTTGGACAGTCTGCGCCACCAGCGCCGGCAAAGGCGGCACCAGCGGGTTAGGGCGCGGCGTGGGACGGCCTGGCGCGTCCACCTGGTCTTCCGGCCGCCTGGCGCCAGGCGCAGGGCTGCGGGGCGCCGGCGCGGGCTTACCGGCCACAGACAAGGCCAATTCGTGGGTGCCGCCGCCGAAGCTCTTTAGCAGGCTGGGAAGGGCGCCTAGCGCGCTCGCGCCGAACTTGGCCATAGCCGCCAGCATTTGAGCGATTGCGCCCACCACGTCCAGAATTATGCCGCTGATATTTTCCAGCAGCGTACCCAGCCCCTTGAAGACCAACGCCCAAAATGGGAACGCTTCCGCCAGGCCGGCGGTAAACTGGTGGAAGACATTGGACACCCTACCCCATACCGCAACGATAAGGGCCGCGACTCCGGTGATGGCAGACACGCCGCCGTCCAGCAAATCAACGAACCATTGCCACACGTCCCCGATGCCCTGAATAACCCCTTTGATGGCTTCCCCAATCACAGGCCAGCTTTTGGAAAGTTCGCCAATCACCGACTTGTTGCCGGCAAGGAATTGCTGCACGTCTTCGTAGAACAGCGCGAAGGCCGCCAGCGCGCCCACGATGGCGGCGCCAATCAAAAGCCACGGTCCCAAAAATAGCAGGGTGGCCACGGCCGCTTCTATCACCGCCGGCAAAAATATGGCGGTTATGACGCCGGCAATGCCGACGAAAAATCCTTCTATCAATCCTTTGTGTTGGCGCAGATACACCGCGATATGTTCCACCAACTTGAGGAAGTCCGCGAACGCGGGAAACAGGGCGGACCCGATGGCCGCAGCGATGTTGCGGAAAATCTGTTTGGTGTCGTCCCACTGGTCGTTGAAGCGCTCCGCTATGTCGGCGTCTTCCTGTGTGATAGCGCCAAGTTCTTTTTGTCGGTTCACCAGGTCTTCCACCGCGCGCCGGCCCTGCACCAGCAACAACAGCGTGCCTTGGTTCAACCCCAGCTTTTCACCGTAGCCGGCGGCTTCCTGCGCGCTCATTTTCGACAGCTTGTCGGCTAGATCGCCAAGCAGCACGCTAAACGGCTTTATGTGGCCGCCGGCGTCGGTGACTTTAATTTTCAGTTCGTCAAAGAATGGGGACAACCGCGACTTGCCCTTAACGGCTATGTCGGCCATGCCTTTGTTGAGGAAGTCCAGGGTTTGGGTAAATTCGCCCGTGGACCCGCCGGCGCGCTTGGTGGCTTCCTCCCATGTGTCCAAAAATTCTATAGACACGCCAAGCCGCTTCGCGCTCTTTCCCAGCGCGTCGGTAAATTCCCCTACCTCGAAAATTTCGTCTTTGATCCGGTCGAAGGCGAAGGCGGCCACAAACGCAAGGCCCACCGTCTTGAGCGTCGCCACCAGGTGTTCGCCCATGACTTGGCCCGCGCGGTCGGTCGCGGTGAGCGAAGTTTCTAAATCCTTGCTGGATTCCTTCGCGTCTTCGTTCCCCTTTTTCAGCTTATCCGCGTTGGTGTCGAATAGGATAAAAAAGGTTTCGAGAATGTTTGAAGCCGCCACTAGCGCCCCGCTTTTCTGGCCGCGTGTTCGTAGGCAAGATGCTCATTATAGAGGGGAACTACTATGGCTTCAAAGAGCAAGAAAGCGTCTTCTAAATCGTAGACCGTTCTTAGCTCTTGGTACGTTGCTTTGCCGCTTGCGACGATTCCACCAATAAGTCCGTCAAGGTTGACGAAATCCACCCCTTCAAATTCTTGCCTAAAGCGGCGAAGAAAATTGAGGTCTTGCCTTGTTGAAAAAAACTTGTGTTGTGCCCCAGCACTTCGGCTTCCAAACGCATTAGCATTTCAAAGTCGGTGCAATGACTATCCACCAAGGCGCGGGTGGTGAGCATTTGTATTTCGTCTTGCACGGTCGGCACGCCCACATAGGCCATTGCCTTCAACATCGTTTCTTCGTTTACCGCATAGTCGCCAAGTTTAGGAAGCGCCGACAGCGGATATTTAGAAACTATCTCCCGGCCTGCAACTGCGGGAAACCGGGAAACCACAAACACCTTTTCGTTCCCGTCAATGTCTTTAACCGTTACGTCTTTCGGTTTTATCAGGTGTTCCCTTTTTCCCATTAAGCAGGCGCCCCGGCGCGGTTCTCAAAGGTGAATGTGTAAACCTTGGACTTCATGCGGCCGGCGCTCGCAATGGACGAACCCACCGGGCCGTTGGTGATGGCGCCGCCAACCAACGACAGGTCGTTGCCCTGCGGATAGAGGCCCACCAAATCAATTTCGTCCTGCGCGCTGGCCTTGCCGGCGCCCACGCGGTTGGCTTCCAGCAGGATAGCCAAATTTACGTCGTCGTCCGAACCGGGCACCACGGCAATTTTCACTTCGATAGGTGACGCCACCGACCAAATGATAAGTTCGCCATTCAAGCCCATTTTCTTGTCGGCCACCTGAATTTCCGGCGTGTCGAAAGGGTCGCTGTCGTCCGCAAATTGCGTCACGTCAAAGCCCGTCGGGAAAGTCACCGACGCGCGCAGGCGGACCCGAAAGCCGAAGCCCGAAACATTTTGAACCATAGTAAGCCCCTTTGCTTAGATAAGGACGTGCGAGCCTTCGACCTTACGCACGGTGTCGTCCTTGGAATAGACAAGCGTGTAAATCGCTTTGTATTCCGTCACGCCGTTGTTGGTGTAGGGCACGATTGAACAGTCCAGCCAATAGCCGGAATTTTGCACCTGGCGCCAGGCGTTCGGGTCGCCGGTGACGTTGGTAACGGCAAGCTGCTGTGCGGTCGTCAGTACCTTGCCGATGCTGATAACGCCGTTAAAGCGCGCTTCCGCGATGGTGGTTTGAAGCTGCGCCAGCAGCATGCCGCGACCTTTGGAGTTCGCGGGAATTTCGTTTTCCGCCAGCAACAGAGTCATGATGCCGACGCCGGCGCGGTCCTTCAACCACTGTTCGTTCGCGTAGGTGTTCATGTCCACCGGCGCCGTGATCCCGCCGCACAGGAAGCCGCGCTGATAAAACTCTATGTTCTGCCCGCCCTGCATCGTGGACCCGTAGTAGTTGACGCGCAGCGCGTCGTAAAAATCGCTGTCGGGTCCATTTTCCACGGAAGGCGTGAGGCCGGAAAACACCTGATACATGTAGTTCTGCACGGCGCCACGGCGGGCGTAGTCTGTGGCCGCCAGCAGGATCATTTCGCACATTTCCGGGTACTCACCGGACAGCGGCGCGAGCGTAAGGCCGGTGCCGGCATAGCCCAACAGGGCTTCGCTCCAATCTTCCGCGTTCGCAGCCGACACGCGGACGCAATCTTGGAAGGCGACATTTTGCGCCGCGTTCCACGCGCTCACCGCGTCCTGTTCGTCCAGCGTCAAAGTAGGCAGGAACAGGAACGAACCATAATTGTTGTTCTTGTTGGAGGCGTTGCTAACCGCTTCCACGGGGGTTTCCTGGTCGCCGCCGTCGGCAAGGATGGCGCCGGTAAGCCAACCCAGCGTCGCCGCCAAATTCTGCACGCCTTCGGTAACGGAAATTGCGCACTCACCGGCGACGCCGCCTTGGAAGTTAAAGCGGTTGGTGCTGGCGTCATATGACACGGTAGCGGCCGACCATAGGGTGCCCGAAATGGCGTTAATGGCGTTCTGCACTCGCGTGGCCACGGCCGCAAAGCTGGCGTCCGCAGCGAACGACAAGGGGCCGAAGGTGTGCGACACGCCGCCCAATTCCAAGGTGAAGGTGCCGGCGGTGATATTCTGAAACACCGTCAAACTTTTGGCCGTCTTGTTGCCCCAAATCAGGGGCGCGGTGGCGGCATTTACCCAGCGCGAAAACGATATGCTTTTGGCTTGGGTGATGGATTTGGAAACGAAGGTAAAATAGAACAGCGCGCGGGAGTATTCGACCGACGCAGCGCCAAAATAGTCAAGCACCGCTTGAAGCGCGGCGGCTGCACCGCCCTGGAAAATAAGGGTGGTGGACGGGGGCACCAGCGTGTTGGTGGTGAACAACCGCCCCATAAGCTCGCGCGTGGCCACGGCCGCATTGCCGGCAACGCCCGACACGATTTGAACGTACTTTGAAAAAGGAATCGGCATAGCTGTCCCCTCTAGGCCCTGTCGCTGCGCGGAACGTACCCGAAGCCGCCCGCCGGCGCAATCTAAACCCGGTAAATCCTAAATTCTTCGCTTTCCAACACTGGCGTGGTTGTCTCCCGCACCTGTGTAAAGGCCAACACAAAGTCAAAATTGGGGGCCTGTTCGTACTGGTCCCCTTCGTCTTTCCAATAGGCTTCCCGCACGTCGGTAATTCGCTCAATTCCAAGGCCGGCCACACGCAAGAGGCGGCGCCCCGCATCGCTGGCCAGGATGGTGGCCGCGTCGTTGGCCAGGTCGCCGGCGGTAAAGTCGAATTGTGGGGGTTTGGCGCCAGGCCCCGGCACCAGCGGAAGCAACGGACGCATGGCGGTGCATTGGAAAGAAAACTCACGGGCCTGTTTTTCGGTGTGAATCATAATTTCGTTGGGCTTGTCCCAGCGGTCGGCGCGGCCGACGAACCCGTGGCGGTGGTTGTTGACTTTCCAAACCAACAGCGCCGGCCCGGTCGGGGCGCCAACGACGCGCTGTTGGTTGCCCTGGCGCACGTCCACCTTGGCGGCGCCGGCGTAGCCATAGGATGGCAACAGGTCGTTGAAGGTTTTTATAATGGCGGTGAACAGCGCGGCTTCGTTCATTGCGGCACCGGCCCGATGGCGCACACGACCGACCCTTGCCAGCCGTCCTGCAACTGCCAATCCGTATTTGATTCCACGTTCCACACCCGGCCGGAAAAATTCAGCATGTCGCACGGCGTGCCGCGCTTGAGGTCGCGCAACGGCACGTTGGTGTAGGCCATCATGTAATCTTTTTGGAGGTCTAGCCCCAACTTTTCCATTAGCTCACGCGGCACGGGCTGCATGGAAGCGGTGATGGTTACGCCCGCATAGTACGCCGGCGTGACGTTGCCGGCGTCGTCCTTGTCTTCGCCCTTGTAGCGGACGTGCTGCGGCTTATCCAAGCGCACCAGGCGCGCGGCCATGCCTAAAAGGTTCGCGCCGGGTATCACTTTTTACCTTCCACAATGTTGGTAAGCGTGGCCAGCAAATGGCCCGTATGCACCAGCGGCTTTGCAATGGTGATGGATACCACGTTGCCTTGTTTCTTCCCAGCCAGGCGGCGCTTAACGGTCGCCACTTTGAGCGGCGGCGAAGTCACCGTGGCAATGTGCTTGCGCACGTCGCCGGCGGCCTTCAATCCAATGGTTTCCATAGCCTGGACGGGGGACATTTTGTTGGCCAGAACTTGCTTGGCCACCACGCGCGACGTGTCGCCCCACTTGGCCTTGTTGTCGTCGGCCGTGGCGCGCATCCCAAGACGCGGCGGAATGTTGTTTTGCGGGCTTCCAAATTCGTGGATGGCGGCGACATATGCGACGGGCAGGCCGCCTTCGGTGCTGGGATAGTGGCGCTTTCAAACCACCCGACTTTTCCCACCACCTTGTCCATGCCGGCGATTGCCACCAGGCCCGCAACGGCCGACTTGTTGACCTCGCGTCGGACCTTAGCCACAGCCGCGCGCCCACGGGGGCACGCCGCCGAAGCCTCCGCCCACGCGACGAATCCCGGCGCGCTCCGGTAGGCCGCCGATATACAGGCCGCCGGCCGTCACCATCTGCAACAGCGCATTAAGCTGCTGGCCATACGGTGACGTGTTTAACCACCATTGGAATTGCGATTGGCTTTCGGGCGGTTCAACCGTCACCGATACCTTGTCAATGGTGGCGCTGGTGAGAATTTGCGGTGTCTCACCTGTGGCCGCCAGATTGAACAGGAAGCCCATGTGGGCCGTCATAAGGTTTAGAGCGGCGACGCGCTGCGGCCCCGCCAGCATGTAGCAGGAACAGTCCTGCACGCTGATATAGGCCGACGCGAGGTCAAACCACATTTGCAGTTGTTCGTCGGAAAAACAGGAGTCGTTGCCGAACGCGGGAAAGGCTTTGCGGAAATATGCCGGGTCAAAAGCTATTGCAGACACGCCGGCACCTGTTCTAGCCGACCTTCACCGGCTTTTTGAAGTCTTCCGCGACCTTGGGCGCGCAACCATCCTTCGGCACCATGTCCAGCAACGCGCGGTCCAGGTCGTCTTTATTGCGTGCCAGGACAAGAAAACCGCGCTTCACCATGCCGGCAAATTTCGCGTTGGTGGATAAGAACACCGCTTCGTCGTCGCTCACCGCAGTTACCACCCCGCGAGGGGTAACTAGGGTTTTTGCCGGAACATTGGCGCCGCCTAAGATAGTCACGCGGCGGATTGTTTCGGGAAACCGACCTTGGCGCTTCGGTCCATACTGGACGAAAGACACGGCGGTGGTGAGCGTTGAAAAAACGTAGTTCTTTTTTTCCATCCGTTAGTCTTCCTTCGGCTTGTT